AGGGGATTAGTTCGATTCTTCCAAAATTAATTTTATTTGTCTTTGAACTGTGTCCAACATTGTGGTAGACCTTATGTCGTTAAAGTTATTATACAAATGGTCATAAAGTTCTTCTTCTCTGGCAACCTGTCCATTCAATTGTCCCACACCATACACATAAATCATATCATACTTTGATTTTGGAATGTATTTGGTTGCCCATTTCTCAATATCCTTGATTTTAAGTTTGTCGTAATCACCACCCACATTAAAATCATTACAATTTATCAGGAGATATTTGAATGTCTTGGGGACTCTGAACTTCCAAGTATGTGGAGACATTTCACTTACAGTAGTTAAAGCATAGTGAGAGTCATATAGGTCACCATTTTCATCGATTAACCAGTAATGGAAATCGTAACCCCAATTCCACGATTTAGCAGAATTTGACCAATAGAGAACTGTTCCACATTCCGCTGTGAAGTTATACGCCTTCTCCATAAACTGAGCACGATACAAACAAGTATTCCAACCGATAAGTGGTTCAATACCCTTAAAATTGTCTAAATTTTTTACTATTCCTCTTGATGTCTCCATTGTGATTGATTTTACACGAAGTTAGGAAATAGTTTCAGATAAATTCATTTCTTTGGAGAAATAGTTTTCCAAAATTTCTTGTCCTGACCAAACTTCATACTCATAACAAGAACTTTCCCAACGCTCGATGATTTTCGCAAAGTCGTGTTTACATAATCTTATGATTCTGTTTGAAAGTTCTGTTAGAGATTCCTCAGTGTATTCCATATCATATTCAGACAAATAATCCTCTACATCTGATTCTATGTGGGTTACAACATCATTTACACCCCATATTCTACCATCCACGAAATCAGGATGATTAACTACTTCTGACCAAAGTTCATTTAATGTTTTCATTGTTTATTGATTTTGATGATTAGGAATTAAGTTCTACGATAAATCTGTGTGACTCATTGAATCTGTCTGCGAGGTCATTTTCTTCTTCTGACCAACCTCTTTTGAGGTCGACATCACGAAGATATGTAATCCATTCTTGGATAATTTCGATTTCTCTTTGTGTAAGAGGTACTTGAAGTTTTGAACCAGTCATAGTGTTGTTTTTTACAAAGTTAAGGAATTGATTGATACTACCAAAATTATTTTTTCTTTTCGTTGAAATAATCTCCTGTGGTTACATCAACAGACGCACACAGGGCGAGAATCGCGAAGTAGGTCTTAGAGTCCAACTTAGAGTCAACAAATTGAAAATGGTTGGTTTCCAAGTCCAAATAAAATTCCCCCTTGTTGTTAATCCATGAAACCGTTGTGTTTGATACGGAATCAACTTCATCGTTAATCCAAACAGATATTCTTGATACGAAATCTAATAATTGTAAATTGGTCATAGTTCTTGATGTTTTAGAGAAACGAAGATACAACTATTTCTCATACCCACAAAAAAAAAAACCTGAATTATTTCAGGTTTTCATTGTACTCATCTACGAGGGTCTCGATTCCGTATACAGTTCGTTGGAACTCTTCTTCAATCACATCACTCCATAGGTGGATTTGTCCATATTCGTCCAAAGAATAATAGACAGGAATTGATATGAATGCTGTTTTTAGGACCTCATGGGATTGTAGATTTTCGAGTGTGTTTTGGTCGTTGTAGTTTGCCATTTGTTTGTTTTTACAAAGATAATAAATTATAGTGAAACAACATGAAATATTTTTTTTCCAATCAGAATCATTTCTTGACCCATTGGTGTATCCAATGTTTGAATCTTTGGATTGATATACAGGTCACAAGAAACAGATATTGGATTGACTCCGATACCTGTCTTCTCACCATCCAATAAAAATTCTCGGAATGTATCTTTATTCACAAGATTGAAAAATAACTCTATATCCCAAATAACATAAATCTCTTGTTGATTAGGTAAAATAAAGGTTATTACTATTTCATATTTCCTGTCCATTTTCTTCTTTTTTTGGAATGTATTCGAAGGTATAAGTTGTTCTATAACCTGCAAACCATCTTGTTTTAATCAAATCTTTTTCATAAGAATCCTTATTCTCTTTCTTGGATATAAAGGTCCAATTAGGATTTTTAGACCTTCTATAAATAAGAGATGGATGAGTTGTTGTACCTCTGAATCTTAATCCCTTATTGGTATAATATTTACCACAGAACTCAGATAGAATTGAACCAAGACCAAGTCCTTGAAATTGTGGAAGAATAACCAATCTATGTTCCTTTCTCATATTCTTAACGGTAGGATGTGGGAAGTTCAAACACGCATTGAAACCACAAAGATGACCGTCAATGAACATAACGAATTTTTCAGATGAGTTATTAATCCTATGACTTAGATAGTGATACTTTCCAAAAATATTCCAGAGTCCTTTATAAGTTGACTTATAGATTTCAATTCTGTGTTGGACTTTTTTTTTTGAGGGATAACAAATTCCATTTTATTTGTATCGAATATCCAATCGGGATTCATAGATTCTACTATATCCTGATGGCAAGATATACCAACAAATTTCTTTCCGAGTTTTCTAACCTTATTGGAGAATAATTCAGAACCATACTTTGCGGTAACACGGTCAACAACAGAAGTAAATTCATCATAAACAATAAGGTCTTTATCCATCAATAAAGAATAACATAAATCTACTCTCATTTTCTCACCCATAGATAAAACTGAATATGGTTTCAACCAACTTGGTGGTGAAGAAAAACCAACTGATATGAGAGTTTGAATTATCTCATCAATAGTTTTATTCTTTGGGAAATCATCAATAACAGAGTTCTCAGAAAAAGACAAATCAGAAACAATATCATCACCGAATAATTGTTTTGCGATTGTTGTTTTTCCTGTTCCTGAGTCACCGACAATGAGACCTACATTCCAATCGAAATCTAAGTCAATATCACCGATAAAACTCTCAACGATTTTATCACCCTGTAAATCAAAATACTTGATAATCTGACCTACTCTCTCGGTCTTCTGATATTCGTGTTCTTTTACAATTTCAAATTTCATAGTAAATTATTTATTCGTTTGGAAAAATTTTATTAAAGTTTTCATCATCCGCTAACTTGAAGTATTCATCCATCTTATCAATCCAAGTTCTATCTCCTGTCTCTATGAAAGAATAGAACCTATCGAAGATTCTTACATACTGTTTCATAGAAATCTTTAACTGATGTGATTCAATAAGGGATTGTGTTGCTTTTAGTGCTGCTTGTCTCGCTATGACTATTGAAGAATAGTCCCTCAGGATTTGTGTGTTACTCATTTTAATAGTTTTTATAAAGGTCACATAAATGTTGTTCGTATGCTGCTCTTTCAGCTTCTTTTTTTTCTTCTAACCAAATCTCATAATCCATATCCAAGTCATCAGGATAAGATGTATCATCGAAGTCCAATTCGAAGATAGTGTCCAATAGTTTTTTTGTTTGTCCCATAATGTGTTTTTTTTATACTACAAAGATAGGTGAAGTAGAGTATAGTATCAAGTAAAGATACAAAAAAAAAGGGACTTCCTAAAAAGAAAGTCCCGTTATAATGGATAAAAATAAATAAGTGAGGTGAGAAAAAAAAAGATGTTAAATGGGATAAACCTGCAAACTCACCTCACTTATAAATATATTATTGTATCTTGGTAAATCAATTATTTTTATGAAAATTAAGGTCTTGATGGGGTAGGTGTGTTTGTTGGTGTTCCTGTATTGGTAGGTGTGTTTGTTGGTGTTCCTGTATTGGTAGGTGTGTTTGTTGGTGTTCCTGTATTGGTAGGTGTTACACTCGGAGTTGGTGTTGGTTCAACAATATTATAGATATTAAAAACTAAATCTTGATTTGTCGCTATTGGTCCAGGGATTTCAGCAAATCCACTACCAAAATCACCATCAAACACTTTTGACCCACCTACAAAATAATCTATGTGAGCAGAACCTTGAACAAGAAACATAAATACAGTTCCTGTTTGAGAACCAGTACCATCATTTATTGTTGTATATGTTCCTGTAATATCGGGACTTCCCGCACCAAGTGGAAATGTTCCACCCGTTATTGTAAAAGTAGTTGATTGGTTTGGTGCTGATGATATACTTGTTATTGTTGTATCAACACCGCTCTTCATACTTATTGTGAATAGATTCGCCATATTTTTTTATGTTTTTATTTAATTTAATTTATTCAATATTCAACAGGTTCAACAATTAAATCATCTTCCATTTCTATGTATGATTTAATTTTTTCGATGTGACCATCCATAAATGATACATCGTGAACCATTCCTGTTTCCTCATCCACTTCGTGAATGATGTCCTTGAAATCTTCCACAAGTGATATTGCTTCCACCATTTCATCTTCACTCACCGATTCGTTTTCGATAACTTGTTTTTCAATTTCAAACACTCTGTCTGCAACAAGTGCTGCGGAACGAACCATACCAATTGTTTCTTCATCCAGTCCCATATCGATGAAGTGTTTGAATAGTTCGACCGCAACAGGGCAGATATCAAAGTGTTTAGGTCTAACACCATATATGTTGAGGTCCTCTGCCAATACTATTGGACCTGAGGGAACAATAACCTTTGACGCACATTCTTTGTACGCTTGTTTGTAATCAATACCTTGTGCTTTCTTTTTAGTGATACACATACCGAGTGCGGAGTCCTTTGGAATGTCTCCAAATTCTTCGAGTCGTGCCCAATATTTATAATAACTGTTGAACGAATTCAAACAGTATCCCATCCTCTCTTTCATGTTTGGGAACTGACTTCTCATCTTTCCGTTCTTTGAACAACGAGATAAATAGTTTCCCCTGTTCTCGTTCTTTTTTGGTTGTAGAACAAACAAATCTTCTTTGGACATTTTCTCTCTTAATTTAGAATAACATACCGCAACTCTCTGTGCATTATCAGGAAATTCATCTGAGATTGCTCTCGCACATCTTGAAATGTAATCCTGTTCTAATTCTCCTTCTTTCGGTTTTGGTATCGGCATATCTGTCTCGTTTTATTTTATTTATAATCCACAACAATAGTAAGTTGGGTCAGCGTAGTAAACCATACCAGGGAATCTTACATTCTCGATGGAGTTATACCATTGACCATTATTTAAGTGGATGCCACTATAATAGTTCTTGCCCAAGTGCGGCTGTAAACCATCACGAGTTGTCCAAGAATATACCTCAGGATAATTGTTTGAATTGAATATCAATTCTTGTATCATTCGTTGTTCAAAGAATTGACTCCTATCATCCGCTCTCGTTTGCATATACTCCATCTCTTTGATGGTAACAGTATTCTCAGCACCCGTAACTATGCCGTTATTTTTTATACGCATGAAAATCGATGGCAACGCCTCGGCATACGCGGCCCAGATGAGCATTGGTTGAACGAAATATTGAAGAAAGTTATTGTTGATATCTGTGAGTGTTGAACCTGATACTTGTGTTAGAAGAGTTCTATAATAGCGGGCACCGATGATATACTCTAACTTCGTCTGTTGCACAACGCCAATAAACGGCAAAAGAACTGAACTGGTAACATTTTGGTCAATGTCGCTAAAATTTTTCAGCTTGTTTTCGCTCACGAGGAGTATGTTCTGTGGGATTAGTGCTTGACTCATTCTGTTATATTTTCATTCAAATTTTTATTCTCATCAACTGAGACATCTTTCTTCTCATCGATTTCCTCGACCTTAATTGGTGCTTTGTCTGCAATCGTAACCATCTCAAATTGGTCTACTTCAATCTCCGCAGGTTTACCATCACGGAGTAATAATAATCTTTCGTATACACTTTTCACTTCTCGCTGCAAAGGTTTGATTACTAAATTAAAAAAGTGGTCCTGAGCTTCAAGGTGGTCTGGATTGCCCAACTGACCAGGAGTAACAATTCCCAATAATTCAGGTGATGAAATTTGATGTGCAGTTAAGATTGCTTGTTGAACCATATCATTAAGTTCTGTCCACATTGAATCAGAACCGTTATGTGGTATGGGTTCTATGGTTGGCGCTTGGTCCTTTCCGTCGCTGAATGTAAGAAATAATTTGCCCGATGTGTTACTTCCCGCATATTTTGCGAGAAGGTTATTATAGATTTGTTCGCGCTGTTCAGGGTCTGGCACGCCTGAATTGATACCAACAAAAAGTGATGGAGATAATCCATTAACAATGTTGTTGAAATGCCAGTTGAATATTTCGATTTGAGTAGAAATTGCGGTGGCAGCACCCCAAAAAGTTGGTGTTGAATAATAGTTATTTCCTGCGGAGTGAGTAGAATATACAAAAACCTGACTTGGTTCTTCTGTATTTGGATTGAATGCTGGCAATTTACGAGGAACGAATTTCTTCGGGAATGCCCAATCCGCACAATAGTACCAGTTATTTATTCTGTCGTGAAAATCAGATTTTTCTGCTCTCAATTTAGACATATCCATGTAATACATTTCGAATCCCATAGACCTATCACGACGCCATACACAATTTATTGCGAACGAGCCATAGAGCAGGAAGTCGAGAATCGTCTTATTCCATAGGTCATACATCTTGTCTCCAAGAGAATTAACCATTACCAGTCTATCATTTTCTCCCGATGTTAATTTAATATCTTCTCCTCTCGTTCCATACCACTTTGAAGTAATACATGCGCGATGCGTTGGAGAAGTATTGTATAAACGAATAAGTTCCTGAGGTGCAAGGTTCGCAACCCCGTAGTACACCCATGGCGTTCTTGTGTTTACGATTAAGTTCTCCTCAATTAGAGGCACCTGTGCGGGTGCAAAATCGAAAACTTTTAGGATATTATTTTCATTTACAGATTCGTTCATATTCATAAATATATCTTTTTTTATTCATCTTCGAGTGGACCAGGATATTCTGATAACGGTAAAGATTTTACCCATTCGTTCTCAGGATAAATTGAGTTATCAATTTCCTCAACGGAAATAAACCAATCGAGATTAACATCCTGTATTGGATTAAAATAAACATCAGGACAAACCAATTTTCCAATTAGAGAATCCTTTTGTTCAACTGTTAATACTGCAATCAATTGAGTCATAACTAATATGTATTTCTTCCAAGAGTTGTTTGGAATGTGTTTATTATTGAAGATAGAGTTGATTGTTGTACTTCACTCAATCCATATCCAATAGTAACAAATCTATATTCATTTCCATAATACTGAATAATTGTTCCTGCATTGTTTAATGCCCCGATTAATAATTCTTGATTTGTAGAACCTGTTGCTGCTCCACTATTGGTTATCACAATACTACCGTTTCTATAAAGATTTTGGAAAGTTGTTGCAGTAGTGGAAATTAGATTCAATCCACTTGTTGTTGCTGATGTTGTGCTAACAATACCCGCAGTATCTAATCCATAATAATAATAGTGATTGTTATCACCACCATTTGATATCAAGAAGTTTGTTGAACCGTCAGCATAACCCAAATATGTCTTCGAGTTGACTGCTGTGTTATCTCTCATATAGACAGACAAGTGGTTATCGTTTGGAGTAATTGTATTTCCTGATAGATATGTGTTGGCGTATCCGTTATTACCGTTGAAGGTAACACCTGAAGCATTGAATGTAACACCACCATTGAAGACCAATCTGTATGCACCATTTGTGTCTTGTGGGTCAATTGCATTGAATTTACATCCACTACTATTACCACCCAAGAATGGATACATCGCAATCATTTTCGTGTTCAAACTGTTAGACCATAAACTTGTAAATAATGTTTGTGTAGCGGCAGAAACTGTTGATGTAATACCTGTAGCACCTGCGTTAACAATAGCGGTCAAATAATCATTCGCTTGTGTAAGACCTGCTGGTGGAGTTGCTGTTGGAGTTGGTGTAACAGACGCCGTTCTTGTAGGAGTTTGTGTCTGTGTTGGAGTTTGAGTATTAGTTGGTGTTTGTGTTTGTGATGCGGTTATACTTGGTGTTGGTGTCTGAGTTTGACTTGCTGTAATTGTAGGAGTTTGTGTCTGTGTTGGAGTTTGAGTATTAGTTGGTGTCTGAGTTTGACTTGCTGTAATAGACGGTGTTGGAGTTTGTGTTTGACTTGCTGTAATTGTAGGAGTTGGAGTAGGGGTTTCAGTATTAGTTGGAGTTTGTGTTTGACTTGCCGTAATAGACGGTGTTGGTGTCTGAGTTTGACTTGCTGTAATTGATGGTGTTGGAGTTTGGGTCTGAGTTGTAGTATTTGTTGGTGTGTTAGTTGGAGTTTCAGTATTAGTAGGAGTTTGTGTAGGGGTAGCAGTCAATGTGGTTGTAGTAGTAGGTGTAGGTGTTTGAGTATTTGTTGGCGTTGAAGTTAATGTAGTTGTTGTAGTAGGCGTAGGTGTTCCTGTTCTCGTTGGTGTTTGAGTTGGTGTTTGAGTTGGTGTCGGAGTAAATTGTTGTGTCGGTGTATTCGATGGAGTTATTGTTGGTGTAACAGTTTGAGACGCAGTTACACTTGGAGTTGGTGATGGTGGATTTAATTCATCAGGAGCGAATATAATATTGGAATCATCTTCATCATTGGAAATGAATTCCATAAAGTAATCATTCGTAGTGTTTGCAGATTGTGCAATCAACAACGCAATACCTGACTCCACGAGGTTGTATGCATACACTGGGTCAAGATTCCCACTACCAGCGGGCTGCTCCCAAATTCCATAGTTGTATTGCCCTGTGTAAGGAAATGCAATCTCACCAGGATTTTGTCCTTCAATAAATTCAAACTCGTCATATCTAACTCTATGTGTTGAGATGTTAGATAAAATCATTGTTACTCTTCTTTTTGAGAAGATATGTGTAAACGAGAATAACCACTCAGGATTCGCAAGTTCTGCGTTCTGAGAAACGGTTACAACAATCTTATTTAATTGGTTTGTTTTTAGAAGAATCATCTCGATAAAAAATAATCACAAGGGGGTATTAATCCCCCCTGTGATTGTATAGAAAATTTATTAAGCGGATACCACCGTGATACCTGCAACAACTGATGATAAAGGACCACTCAGTTCACACATCGGGTTCTGTTCCAACGCTTGGAAGGTAATATTATACCCCTGAGCGTCGCCCAGTGCCTTGCCCGTAACTGATGAACCAGCACTCACGAATGAACCATATACTTCGCCAAGCAGAAAGTACTTACCTGTATTATCTTCCATTACGATTGATAGTTTTGGAGATTGAGCAAGTGTTTTCAAAATATTTCTTTTCGATTGTTCTAACTTAGAGAAAAATGTTACCAATTCTTGTGTGTAGAACACAGTTCCATTTTCAAGTGACGCATTTACCGTCTCAGTATATTGACTTGAAGTACGAATTAATTGAAATTCGTAATAACTTCCAGTTCCACTGATTTGAGTAATTGTATCGCCTGTGTTTTTTGTGATGGATGCGAGATTGTCTTGGTCTGTAATCCATATGGTTTGTACGCCGCCGACTACATCACGGCAACCTAACGCAATTCCACTACTTACATTGCAACTCATTTTATATTGATTTAATTTTTTTAGTTTATTGAAATAATGATTGGGGACGAACCCCAATCATTATGAATATTAAAGACCGTTAGTTACAAAAAACTGCGGAAACGCAATTTGTGTGCCCAGTTTCCATGCGGCCATCACGCGGACTTCTTGAAAATCAAGTGAAAACCAACTACGATATGTATCTTCGTCGCTCATAAGGTCAACGCCAACTAACCAATATTGCTGCGGTGCTGCTGCGATTAAGTTCGAACCATTTAAGCCCGGCACGCCTACAACTTTATACTGTGTTTGAGGATGGAATGTTTCATACACTTGACCTAATGTTGGTTCAGTGAAATGGAAGTTATTCACCTGACGAATCGACTTCAAATAGCATTTGAATTGCTGCTCGGACATGAAAATTATAATGTCTTCACGAGAATAGATATTTCTATCTAACGCTTCGATTATGTTATCTACTTGTTCAAGAACTCTTTCTGCTTTGTTTTGAATTGTTGCTCCTGTTACAGAACATAATGCTGTTTGACCAGTTAATTTAACAACACCAGCAGTGTTATTTACCAACTCAATGAATCCTGAGAAAGTTGAAGAACCACTTGTTGCATTCCAAAGCAAATCTTCGTTATAACGCTTTATCTGACGGGTCTGCAAATCAATTATCGCCTGTTCAAACGGCGCATTTTCATTGTATGACCCTGCATTCAAATATTGACCTAACCATACTTCATTTAAGGTTTGTAAACAAAGTGAAGTGTTAACTTTCAAACTTTGAACTGTTAATGGAGCAACAGTAAATGTTGTTGTTCCAGAATTTTCCCAACCACAAGTTGTTCCTGTTTGTACTACTAATGTTTCTGAAAGTAAGTTAACATTTTGCGTCCCCTTTATGCCAGGAATTGTATTTACATACTTCATGGTCTGTGGTGTAAGGACTGCCTCAGAAATGATATCAGATGAAAGTTGGTCTACATAATTTGCCAAGCCCGACAAATCGTAGTTAAATTTCATTTTGGATAATTTGTTTTTCATTTTATTATCTATTTTATTTTTTGTTTAGTTTCTGTTTAGAGCTGCTTTCAATCTCTTGAATGACTCTAATTTATCTTCTGTTTTCGAGAAGTTTTCGTTTATTGTTTTTTGTGTGAACACTTTTTGACCTGCTGGTTCACTTGAAAACTTTTGGAAATTACCTTCAAGTTCTTTTTGTTTAGCAGAGATTTGGTCAATTTTTGACTCGATTTTTTTGAGTGCTTGAGAGAATAATTCTGCCACTTCTTCAGCAGACATCATATCATCTTCCATATCCTCAACTTCTTTTTCCGCTGCTGATTCATCTGCTTCGTCTACACCTTGAATAGAACCACCAACAATGTTGATTTTCTTTCCATTCTCAGCTTCGTAAACTCCATCTGTTATTGCTGTAAGAGTTCCATCATAGTTAACGAGTTTCACCATCAAACCAACCATTGGTTCTTCACCTTCAACTCTAACTACCTTTCCGTCTTTCATCTTAACATCAGCGAACTTCTCAGACATATTCTCATCCTTGATTGATTCTTCTTCTTTCTTGTCTTCGAGTTTTGCGTCAGGCATTGCACCCATTTTAATTTTGGATACTTTTCCTTCTTCATCAACTTCGATTTCAGAACCATCATCGAGTTTGTGCGTTCCAGCGGGAGCGGGTATCATACCCTCATCCGTTGCGACATAGATTGGAGCACCCAACTCCAACTCACCATCAATTTTAACTGCAATTCCCTGGTCGGTTTTCGCTTCATAAAATTTTTGTGTAGTTAGATTTAGGATTTTCATAATCCTGTCTAATGCTTGTTTACTATTCATCTGTTATTGATTTAAGTATTTGCTTTATTTGGTTTATTTGTTTGTCTTCTTTTGAGAAAACAGATTTGTTACCGAATAATCCTTCTACGGAAAATCCAGTTAACATATTATCTTTTACTAATTTCCATATCTTCTTGTCCTCAACTCGCATCTGAACAAACCATGTTCCTGATGGTAGTTCAAAACCATACATATTTGATTTGTCTTTGATAGGGTCTTCTGAAACCCAAGATTCTGTAATGTAAACTTTGTCTGAACCTAACTTAATGCCGTTGTGTTCTATGGAGGTTTCGTCAGTGCGTTTCTGTTTGAGGAAACGGTCTGCCATTTTACGGATTGACGCTTTGGAAAAATATACATAGTACATATTCCCCAAGTCATCGTATCTGTGAATCATTTTGTTTGGCACCATCGCTGCACCCACAAGGATTTGTTTGTCTTCATCCGCAACTGCGAAGGTCATTTTTTCCTTCTCCAATTGTTTCAGTTTTCTTTCTGACCATTTGAGTCCTGCTTCACCACCCCACGCATCATACATCAATTTACCACAACCATCATCATATGATTTTGATTTGGTTAAATCTGTCTTGTGTCTTGATAGGTATGAATACATTCTTTTTAATGTATCCACTGAGATGTTCTCACCTTTTGCAAGTTGAGATGCTCTCTGTTTTCCTACACCTGTACCACAAGAACCCCATCCGTTTTTGTCTGCATATTCAACAGCACTTTTTGCTGCGTTCTTAACACCCTCAGGGTAGTCAGATATTGTATCTGCAAAATCATCCTCAGTCATCTTAATTGGAACACAGTTTGGAACTTCTCTACCATCAAGAATCTTAGTCCCGATTGGTTCATATCCTTCCCAACAAGCATCTTCAAGTCCCATTTCATCTTTCTTAAAAAGATTTGGACCTGTTCTTGGCATACCAGGTTTCCATTGTTTAGATGGATTTGGTGAGTTGATTGTTGTTTCTGTTCTTGTATCGGGTTGAAGATTTGATGACTGAGCACTTGTATCTTCAACACCTCTTGTTGATGAACCTGAGTTTCTAATTTTACCAGTCGGTGCGTATAATAATCTAACCCAAGTGTGACGGCAGTTAAATGAACCTCTCCACAAAAAGATGTTATAGAAACCAAATTCTTCATTAGCAACTGAATCAGTTAACTCATCAATATCTTCTTGTCTATAAACTCTATTCATGGATAACATATCAGAACAGAATTGTCTATTCTTCGGGTCTCTTGGACCTACATATTTGAATCTAACTCTATATTGGTCATTATCTAAGAATGATGGTTCGTTGGGTTCTGAGAACCTCTCTTGGTTCATCTTCTGAACCATCATAGGTGTGATTTTTTCGACTTTAATTACTTCCCAACCCTCATCTATCAATTGATGATAAGGTTCTCCTAATTGGTCTAATTTTGGGTTGTGTGAACAGAAGTCATCTGATACAATATTGTATTTGGGTTCTAACTTTTCAACTTCTTCATCGTGACCAAAAGCAATCCACTGCTCATCGTGAGCAGGTCTTGATACAAGTGAGATTGCTTCAATACCACTTTCCTCGAACTCATCATCAATAAAAAGTTCAATAATACGAGTAGGATTCATTATCTATAAATATTTGTTTTATTAAAATGTTCCAATTTTTATATCAACGAACGAGATTTAATTACTCTATCAAATTGTTGTTGATTTGATATATCTGTCGCCGTTACGAATGTTCTAATTGGTTGGTTTTGGAATGTCTGTTGAATTACTTCCGCAATCCTTGAACTATTATCTTGTTGTGGTTGATTCTGACCTTTAACCATTCCACCTACTGCAAACTGTGGTAGTGCTCCTGCGTCATTAATTGCGGTTAATAATGGTTTGAATAACTGAGTTGAACGAGCGTTAACAACAAACTCCCCATCACTAAGAAGTGCAGGGATTGAATCTGATGTTGATGTTCCTGGTCCTGAAACGAATCCACCTGTCGCCATTTTCTTTGCTGAAACATTGATGATACCAGGAGGTTGGTTGGATGGTTGTCCGCCAGGTTGACCTGCTGTCCCACCACCTGATACAGGTAATTTTGTATCAACAATTTTCTTAACGGATACGAGACCACGAACAATTGCTGCTGCCGCAAGAGCGAATCTCAGAACTGTCGGCATTGGGGTTGGGTCAGCGAGTACCTTGTTTGCTGATACATAGGTATCAATTGTTGCAGATGCGATTGCGAGTGCCTTACCCGCCTTTGTTTGTTCTCCTACGAGTGATGCAGTTGCGGACAATAGTCCTGATACTGCTTGGAAATTCGCCATCTTCGCATCCAACAATGCCTTATCAACATTTTGTTGTGCTTGATTGTTTTGTTTTACGAATTGTAGATACTGAGTATCAGTAATTTTTTTCTTGTTGTGAAGGTCTTGGTAATAAAGTGCTTCTTGGTCTAATCTCGCCTTCTCTTTTTGAAGTAAATCTATTTGTGTTATTTCTCCTTCCTGAGAATCTATTTCATCTTGTAATCTCTGTTGTTGAAATCTCTGTTGTTGTAGTTCAAGGATTTTTTTGTTTGTATCCTCAATTACTTTCAGTTTCTCTGCTGCGTTCAGTTGGTCAGAGTTTCTAACTTCTTGTTGAAACTGTTCGTATAATTGTATTTGTTTCTCGAAGTCATCACTAACTAATGAGAGTTCATTGAGTAATTGGTCTTGTCTATCTTTTTTTCTTTTGTCCTCGTCTGTCTTGATTGCGTCAGCGAGTTGTTTGGCATACTTCGCACGGATTACATTTTTCTCCGCTTCTGTAAGTTCAACATTCTGTAACTCGATATTCATCCTTTGGTCAAGGAGTGTTTGAAGTTCTGATGTTGAAGTATTTGTTTTCTCTATTTCAAGTTGGATGAGAGCATCGAGTTCTCTACTTCTTCTTTCAAGTTTTTTCTTTTCGGTTTCTTGTCTCTTGGTCTCATCTTCTTTTATTGCGTCATCCAACTTTTTGGCATACTCTTGTCTCAAAAGTTCTTTCTCTGCCTCAGTCATGGTCTGACTTCTCATCTCCAAATTCATTCTTTCATCAAGAAGTTTTTTGAGATTTTCTTTTGAGGTATTGTCTTTGTTTACTTCAAGTTGTATCTGTGCATCAAGATTTTTCTTTTGTTTTTCTAACGCTTCTTTATTCCTCTTGTCCTGTTCATCTTGTTCAGTTTTCTTTGCAGCATTTCTTTTTTCAATTTCTTCCTTCTCTGTCTTTGTTAACTCCTTAGTTCCATCTGTGAATCTTTTGTACGCCTCCTGAGCAGCACCTGCCGCATCTGAAACAGAGTTTTTAAGTTGGTCAAAACCTACTTGTGCTTGTTCAAAATCAAGTGTGAATATTCCTTTGAGAATATTGATAACACCCTGACCAACATTTTTGATAAATGTGAATAGACCAAATAGACCAGAATAAAACATTCCAATCCCCTTTGTAACATAGGGGAGAGCGGTCATCGCTAACTCAATAAAAATATCGAGTAACGGCTCCATAGCACGGAATATACCACCTAAGATTTTTTCAAATGCGATGAAGATTGGTTGTAATTTCTTTTGTGCTGCTTCACTCTGACTGAACGCCGCAACAAGACCACCGATAGCCGCAACAACGAGACCAATCACCGACGCTTTTAGAGCAGTGTTGAATGATGAGAAGGTACTCTCCGCGTGTCTAATCCCCTTACCCAATAGTCCCAATGGACCACCCGCTTTCTCCAATGAACCAGCCCAATCCTCAGCACCTACCTTACTTTCTTCAAGTGCGTCTTCTACATCTCTGATTTGTGCAACGAGTTTGTTGAACTCTGCTGAACCAGCGGCAGTTTCTTTAAGTTGTTTTTTGAGTTCTCTTAACTGTTTGAGGGACGGTTCGGAGTTGACTTCTATATCAACATCAACTTCTATTTTTTTCTTACTTGCCATTCTCTAATTTCTTGGTAAAAAATTTAATGAACTTTAAGTTGTTCATGATACTTGGGAACACTAATCTCAAATCACTAAGATTCTCACGAATATTTTTTGGTGTATAGTCCATATCTATAAATATTATTTTTATTGAGGTATACAACTTCCACCTGAACAAACATAGATTCCAAGTATTTCACCTGAACCATCTATATCCGCAATCAAGAACGGACCAGTTGATGTGTCTGTTGATACATTTGAATATGCGAGATATCCACTTTGACCCGAATAACCATAAATGAAATCACCAATTGTTAGAGTTGAATAAGGTTGACTTGAACAATCTTGAACTGTGATATTATAATTGTTGTTACAATAATCACTACAAGTACCTAAAATTGCCCCATGAGTATAAATTGTATTAGGACAACTTTCGGTAGGTGTTGGTGATGATGTTATCGTTGGGGTTACAGGGATTGTAGATGTTGGAGTTGGTGTAATTGATGAACTTCCAGTTGGCGTCTGAGTAGATATAGGAGTTCTTGTTGGCGTCTGAGTAGATATAGGAGTTCTTGTTGGACTTGGGGTTATGGTTGGTGTTGTTGTTGACTGAGGTGTTGCGGTAGGTGTTAATCCAACAGTTACAGATGGTGTTGGAGTTGTTGTTTGACTTGGAGTTTGTGTCGGGGTTACTGGTGGAAGACATTCTGCTCCAATATCAGCATTACCACAAGTAATGATTTCAAAATCATTATCCATACAGATTGCTTGACCAGAATTTACCATAAAATTCCCGACCACACCACCACAAGTTGTTCCTGATACTGTTACAGGAACTCCGTTAGCGTCATTATTGATATATGTTATACAACACAATCCGTTTGTGCAACCTGATTGTGGTATTGGGTTTATTAATTCATAATCATATCTGCCAGGTTGTGTTGATGTTATCCATCCCGAAGGGCTTCCAATTCTACCTGAAAATCCATAACCACCGTAACAATAAAAATTAGCAGTTAAAATAATATTACTTCTTAAATACCAATTATTTGTGTTTATTGGTAATAATGCATTACAATTTGAATCACTAACATTAGATTGTTCATAATAATACCAAACAGTTGTGATTGTTGGTGTTACTGTTGGGGTTTGACTTGAAGTTATAGTTTGAGTTGGTGTATATGTTGGAGTAGTTGTATGTGTAGGTGTTTGTGTGTTTGTGTTTGTAGGTGTTACACTTGGTGTATAAGTCGGTGAAGCAGTATTTGTTGGTGTGTTCGATGATGTAAGAGTATTAGTAGGTGTTTGAGTTGGAGTTGATGTTAATGTTGTAGTTGTAGTGGGTGTTTGTGTATTTGTAGGCGTTTGAGTAGGAGTTTCAGTATTTGTAGGAGTTTGTGTAGAAGTAATTGTTGGTGTTGGAGTAATGATTGGAGTTGCTGATGGAGTAGGTGTTGGGAATCCACATATCTCTTCAATATCAAAATTATCACAAGCATTCAATGGTTCTGCATTGGACATACAGATTGACTCCCCATACACCAATGTGAATGAACCAGTAACTCCTGAACAAGTAGTTCCTGAGATTACTTTTGGACCGTAGTTAGGTTCATTGTGACTATATCGTGAGCAACTAAAATTATCCATAACAAATAAATATTGGGACTAAATCTTCTCCACTTTGAGTTATTGGTGAACCAACCTGAGCACATATTGATTCATAAGGTGGTAGATACCAATTGAGGACAACATTACCCAAGCAATCAACATAATCACCAAACCAAGCGAAGTCAGAATTGTTGATGTAGTTGTAACAAGGGACAAGTCCTGTTGATGGTGTTGGTGTAGGAGTAGTTTCAGGTGTTGCAGTTGGAGTAGGTGTTGGTGATGTTGGAGTAGGTGTCGGAGTGATTGGTATTGTCGGAGTAGGAGTTGGGGTAACACAACTATTAAAACATACTGGTCCTTTATCAAGTGTAACATCACCTGTAATAGTGCCAGGTCTTGCACCAGGACAACTGATTGTATATGTCTGACCTGCTAATAGGAATGTATCTGATACGATTCCATCACAATCCAACCAAGATACAAGACCTGTTGTATTAGCGGTCATTGAAAATGAGAAACAGAATACACAAGAACACTCTGTACATGAACTGAATTGTCCCACCTGTTCCCACAGAGTATCTTGTGCAAAATATCCTGTAACACCACTCACACAAACCTCATCAAATATTGTTGAGTTGTATAGTGTGAATGTTCCTCCACTCAAATCAATTGATGAACCTGATGATGTAAATACATACTCGTCTGTTCCATTACACTCTATTCCTCTATACCAGAATAATCTTGGTTCACCTGGCTCTTCTTGAACTAAATCAAATGGTGTTCTTCCTGTGCAACCACAATCAACATACACCCCAACATTGTTAAATGTGAATGCTGAATTGATATAATAGTGATTGTAAGTATAACCTGAATTGTATGTTCCTATTGAGACATTATAACATCCAAGATAGGTGTTGTTATCATCAAATAGTTTTACGAAGTTTCCTGCGTATGCGTATAAGTTATACATATAATCAGAACTTGAATGTAGTTCTGTTCCACCTGTTGTACAAGGTATTAAATCATAATATAAAACTCTATGACCTGGATATTCTCTTGTTAACTTAACCAACTCAACATCACATATTGTTGGTTCGGTCATATTGTAGTTGGTGATTCTGTTGATTCTAAAATAGGTGTTGTTGATTAGGATTCTTTCATTCCATCTGAGTTGTTGAATCTCTTGTGGATACAGATAAATCTTACAAGAATAAATCTTGTTTTCTTCGTTAATCAAATCATCAACATAAGGTTTGTAATAGATGTCGTATAAGTCCTCAGATACAAATGAGAATTCAGCAGGGGTAATATTGGTTTTATCCTCACCTCTAAAATTAATGTAGTGTGAGAAGTTATTATAAGCGAATGGATAGGTTGTAAATCTATTAAGGTTGGTGAATCTATCTATCTGATTGTTATCCATCCAATAGGTCTGATATACAGGGTCTTGAACAATCGTTCCACAACTTGTTCCTGAACTTGTGATTGTTAATGTTGCAGGTAATTGTGGTGCTGGTATTCTAAGAGATGAAGGGTCAGCACATTCCAATAGTGTATTAGAACCAGTATTTCCTATAAAGAAATTTTGGTCTCCAAAACAATCATAATATTCAACTGTTCTTGGTGCTGATAAAGTGAATGTTATTCCTGATTTACAAACAGATGAACCAGTTGTTGTTCCTGTTCCCCCAACAAATCCATAGTTATCATTTGGTAATGTTAGACCTCTAAATATTAATTTTGGTAATATCTTAAATGGAACGAATGTCTGTTGTGATTGACCATCTTTATCAATCGATTTCAACTTGGACATTGACTCAATTGTGATTAGGGGAACGAATGCGTTGTTAATTGTAATATCAATTGGAGATGAGAATAGATAGGTAAATTTGGTAACCTCATCTTTATATTGAAGATTCAGTTTGAATTTATCTGTTCCAAATATTCTGTTTGCACGAGAATTAAAATCTTGGTTAGCATAATCTTGGTCTAACTTAAATTCATAATCAAGTGTTCCATTGATTAGAGATGTTGTTGGATATAGAGATTGTATCTGATTGAAGTCAACCTTTGTTGTCCAATCGAGTGTCCTTCCCTTACCGATATAATCGATGATTGGTTCTACAATTAAACTTCTCGGCTTATCAGGATTTGGAACTACAACGAGATTGAAATACTTGTTAACTGATGTAAGGAAATCAATTTGTGTGTAGTCATTATCAGGGAATTCTTCTGCGTAGTTAATCGTTGAACCTGTTGGAATAAATCTTGGAGCGTTGATAATCTGTGCTGTAAATCCTGAGATTTGTGCATACTCACCCTTGAATACGAACCCAACAGTTGATGTTCCTGTGAAATTGAATGTCTGTTCCAACGACACTACCTGTCTTTCTGAATCACACCAATAGTTTGTATAAAAGTTTTGACCACCTGTCCCATCAACAATCATAAGGTTAACGAGTGGTATGTTAAAACTAAAATAATCACATTGACCAATCATTGACCAAGTAAATCTAAATGTATAGATACCAGCGTATTGTTCCTCGATTGTAAACCCTGTATTTGTTAAAGGGAAACCGAGTGCGTTACAAGTTGTTGCTGAGTTTGGAACTGTATAAACATCATTCAATACACTCGTTAAATTGAAATCCTGTGGACCATAACTGAAACAAGCAGGTAATGATTGTTTTGCATAGATACTTTCATCCAAGAATTTCAATGGCATATAATACTTCTTGAAGTAATCTGTGTTGAAAAAGTTGGACTGTATTTCATAACCTGCTTCTTCACAGATTTTTTCGTATAGAGTTTTGATTTGTAATGTCGGCTTGTAATAGTAATCTCTAACAGGAGTCCCTGAAAAATCGAAGTTTCCAAATTGAGGAACGAATTGATTACCTGTTGTACCTGATATCAATGGTGAGAATTGAATGAGTGGTGATACATCACTATTAAGTGTTGTTCCACTCAGATAGTCATAACCGATGTTGTATAGACCCCAAAATGTTTTTCCATTCTGATATGAATAGTTTGTTGAACCTGTTAGATTCCATAATGTCGGGTCAACAATTGATTCTAAGATTACACTATCTTGATATGGATGTGATATACCTGAGAGATTAAGGTTTCTCAGATACTTGTCTCCAATGTTTGCTGCTAAGTCCCCAACCTGATTATAGAATGTAACCTGATAAATGATTTCATCATTGGATATTGATACACCATTTAATCTAATATGTCCTTGTAGGATTTCATATCCATCCCATAAGAGTTGAGCATCGAATTTGTTGTTGGGGTCGAATGTTACAGGAACAGAATTAAGGTCATAGAAAAAGTTGAATACCTCATTGTTTCTCTGTGAACCAGGAACTGAGAATCCCTTTGAGAATGCTGAGTTCTTTTTTGTAATGTCTTGTACTTCTGCGAATGATAAAGACAATAGGACTGGTTCATCCTTGTATAAATCTAAAAATTTTGGTTCTCCCTGAACAAATGCTCTAATCTGTAAACTCATTATATTGGTAATTCAAATCTTCTATAAGGTGTCTGTTTAAGTTCAATTGTGTATTGGAATATTCTAACATACTTTTGAATATATTCTTGAACAGATTTATTTTGAACTACACAAGGTATTAAGTAAGGATAATTTTTTTGTTGGTCACCCTCAGGAACCCAGTTGTCCATTATCATGTAAACATAAGGGGACATCAATAATTCCTCAATGATATCCACATCGTTTTGTTGAACGAAGTTTGAATCCACAGTAACTAACTCATCTGCGTTACCCCAAAATACTGTCTCTTGTGAGTCGTATGATTGTCTATTCCAAACTTGTGTGTTAAGTGTCTTGAATTGAGAATAAACTTTCTTGTCTACATTATATTTCTTGGAGTATTTCTTTGTGAATGTGTATGTATCCCAAACGCCGTTACGATTGAGAAATAAAAAATTCACAGGGTCGTTAAAGCATTCTTCACCAACCATTTTGTATTGAACAACCTCAGATACGCCTGAAACATATGAAGGGTCACAATCACCACTTGATAGGAAGATTGCGACATCACTCTGTGTTCTGATTAATGGGTTTTGTTTCCATACAGCGTAAGCAATCCTTTGACCTAACCATGAGTACAAACCAAATGGTTTTGTTGTGTAGTCAATTGGAACAGATTGTAAAACATCATAATTGTATTGTGTGTTATTGAGTGTTTTCTGTAAGTAAGAAATTGACTGAACAGGAACTGAGTTGTTATAGAGTTGATTTTCACCATACATAAATCCAAGAACTATTGGACACTTGTAGTAGTGTGTTCTATATCTTGTTTGGATAACTGGTCCACCGAATAAAGTCATTGGGATTGTTTCATTACCGAATGTTCCCATAAACCTACCAGGCTGATTGAGTGGGGAGACCCCTGTGTTCATTGCGAAGTCGAACACTTTTGTATTCCAGTAGTTGTATTGCCCAGATAAGTTTGTGCCAGAGTAGTAATACGAAAAATTTGGATTCGATGAGACAGCAAATCTTTTGTTGTCCTGAACGCCAGGATAAATTGTAACTCCATAAGGTTGGGTGGATGCAGAATATACCGAAATGCTCTGACCTGTCCAACCTGAATAGACATTATAATTTGTAGTATCGATGATGATTTGTGAAGTCCCACCAGAAGTGTATTGCACCCCGAAAATTAAACGATATTCGTTGATGTGATATATGTTATCAAAACCAGGAAAACCCCCGTTAAAACCGTTAGAAAAAGATACTGTGGAGGGTCTCTCATTAACGATTGTGGCTTGTGATGTGTTCGCTGTAAAGTTTAGACCTGCTTGGTTATAGTATTCAACAAGATAGGGGTCGTTCTGTGCTGTTCCTGCGGTCATAGTCATAACCATATCCATATTTCTTGGATTCGCTTGAACGAAGTTTCTAATAACTGTTTCCACATTGAAGATACAGTTACCGAACTCATTTGATGGAACTAATAATCTTCCAAACTTTCCGTATTGTTGGTTTGTTCCTTGTTGATTATTTGGACCAATATCATTTTGATACGGATTCTTGTATACATCAACAACCAATCTAATGTCTGTATATGCTGAATAGTCATTGAGGGAAACATTCCAAGTATGGTCTGAATGTGATTCAGTAACATCTAATGGTTTTTGTAATATGGTTAAATCTAAACTCATTCGTCAATTATTGATGGGAACTCTTTGTTTACTGTTTGTGCTATGAAGTTCTCTACATCATTTCCGATTGCTTCATAGAGTGCGTTGTATTCATCTTGAAATTCTTGTGGTGGGTTTTCCAAAAGTGCTTCAAATGAGTCATACGCTTTATCATAAATATTGGTTGGACGGATACCAAACTTAAAAATGTTCTGTCTAATAGCGAACGCTAATGATAGATTGGATATGAATTTTCCTTTTGCATTTCTCCCTTTAATTCTTCTAAGCTTTATCCAATCAAGAAGTGCTGGTATGGGCACCATCCCCTTTCCTGGTCTTCTTCCTAAATTCACATTTTGGAAGTAATCCATATAGGTAATTACAAGTTCGAATCCACCGTTCTGTCTCGGCATCACGGTTGCTGTGAGTGAGTTCAATAATTGACCTGACGCAACTTTATCTCCAACACCTCTTTGAGGATTACCATAGGGATATATCTTCTCCTGTAACTTCTGTTTGAAGAAGTTAACGAATAGAGTCCCTAATCTCTGTAATTCTATTTCGGATAGTTCAAACATTATTTAACTGTGTTTAATCCAAATCCCCAGTTTGTAGGGTTAGTAGCAGTCCATTGGTTTTGTATATCTGATTTGGAATAACTTTCTTGAACAGTATTCAAAACGGCCATGTTAACTTGTAGTAGTGACTTTGAGGCTGGTACTAATGAGGTTCCAGCAGATGTTAAGAAAAAACCCATTGAATCAAAGTTTGAATATGACCCAACTGTTGTATTTCTTGTTGTAAATCTTATGGTTGGAGTTGCAGCTGTTGATGTTATTACATATCCGTAGATGTAATATCCACCCCCACTATAACCTGAGAAACTTACATTACTTACCAAATTTGTTTTTTTAACACCTGTTGTTCCTGTTGTAGTCATTGAAACACCACTCAAAATTAAATCTTTTGGTGCAATTCCAATACCATCTACCATCTG